CCGCTACAGTGGCGTGGAAACCTTTAGGTATGTCCGCATCTTGGTTCAGTGAAATTGAGCCTTTCCCTTGTTCAGTGCTTGCCGAACATTACCCGAATATACCGAACCTTGGTGATATGTCACACCTCCCCGAGTTGGTACGTATGGGTTTAATTGACGCGCCTGACGTCCTTGTCGGCGGTACACCTTGTCAAGCGTTTAGCGTGGCTGGTAAACAAGGTTCGTTATCGGACGCTAGGGGCGGTTTAACTTTAATTTATGGGGATTTACTAAATGCAATCGACGAACAGCGAAAAGGCGACGAGTGTATCGCCGTGTGGGAAAACGTCCCAGGAGTGCTTAACACAAAAGACAACGCCTTCGGGTATTTCCTGGGACTTCTCGCCGGTGAGTTCACATTGGCTGATACAATTAGCGGAAAAGCTAGACCACTTGAAACGCAACCCGGTGAAGATCGTCAAAAGTGGTCAAAGTCTGGTTGTATCATTGGACCCAAAAGAACAGTCGCATGGCGGGTCATCGATGCCCAATATTTCGGACTGGCCCAACGACGCAAGCGTGTGTTTGTTGTCGCAAGTGCTCGAAAAGGGTTCGATCCCGCAAAAGTATTATTTGAGTCCGAAGGCGTGCGCAGGGATACTCCACCGAGCAGAGAAAAGAAACAAGACGTTACCGCCTTCACTCCGTCAAGCTTTGGTCAGTACAGTGAAGGGATAGGCACATTACGCGCTAAAGGGGGTGATTCTGGCGGGGGTAGTGAGGTGTTAACATACCAAGACGT